AAGATACGTGGTTGCTGCGTTACTCGTTGCCATTTGTTACTCCTAAGTCCTTGGCTGATCTGGTAAACCTCTACGATATGCGTCTGAGTTTTCTCTAGCTTCTGCTAAATCTTTAAGCCGCATTAACTCTTGCCCAAATCTTTGTTCATAAAGTTGCATCATATCCTGTTCACCCTTCATGTAAGTATACGCTTCCACGAGTGAACCGTAAAGCAAGGCGTTAGGAGCATTTTCTCCTAACCAAGATGTCGCAGAATCTGTTCCTGCAGTTATACTTGCTGGTCGATAATAGTAATGTAATTCGACGGTGTAATTGTCATCTGGGGTGGGGCCGACAATAAAATTATCTATATCAAAAATTCCGTAATATTTGGGAAGTCCGTTTGCCCCAACGTCTAAATGATATTGTTGAACAAAGTTTACGTCTTTAAAAAGAAGAAAATCTTGTTTTGTTGCGGTAGTAATCTGTAAGGAAAATGGTGCTAAATAATCTAATGGGCAACTTAAAAAAGGGTCGTTTGAAGATAAAGCAGATGTAGCGTTTTTACGAAACAACTCCAAATCCACTAATGAAAAAATTCGGTCCTCAACACCTCTTATAAAAATAGGCAAATTGGTGACAAAAGATGTTTCACTATTGTCTGTGAAATCTTGTATTGCCTGTTTTAGTTGTGCGTATGTAAATGACATGTTACCCGCTCACTATACTATTGCTATGTTTCCAACCATGCCGCCATGCACTGTACACTGATATACTAAAGAAGTGTCACTTGGCTCATGTGGGACAATGAATTGAGTTAGTCCAGTAGTGCTGTTGTAGTTATCTGTAACCCCTGTCGTAAAAGCGGAGCCTCCAGCCGCAGTTCGTATCTGCAAAGGATGACTACCAACATGAGAGGTGTTATCGATTAGATAAGTGTGGCCCTTGTAAAATGTAAAATTAGGGTTATTGCCAGCGGTTGCCCCTGGACCAGAGAATTGATAAGCAGAACCATTTGCTGATGTTGTTGTGTATTTAGTCACAGGACCAGTGGTTTCATCATTTAATCTAATCCAAACTCCACCATGAGCAAAATACAATCCACCAGTTGCGTGAACGTGAGCTATTGCTCCATGATATGTTGAAGCACTTGGCAAATCAGTCAGGGCGTTATAGTAGAAAACAATTTTATTTGCCCCAGCACTTACGTCCAATAAACCCGCAGTATTGATAATGTCTGTCAGCGTTGTCCCGTTGCCCAGCGCATTGTAGATTTCGTTGAAGTTGTCGTTTATCTTATCCGCTCCGGCACGAAGGGTGTCACCTGTACCGTCATTTGCAGCAGAGCCAATTCCTACTGTTTGTTTTGCCATTTAACCCTCGTCAAAAGTCTTTGTTGTTGAGTCAAGTTTTACATTTGTGGTATCAAAGGTAGATGCAGAAGAAGGAGGAGTACTCGTACCTGTATCTACGGTTGCAACTTCTCCTCCGCCTCGTATACCCCCAACTGTAGCCGTTTCCCCAGTGATTATAATTGTGTAGGTGTTCTCATCAACAACAGTAATTGTGTACCCCGTAGACACTTCAAGCGTTGCCTTTGTAAAACCATCAAACCCATTTACTTTTCTAAATCTCACTGAATCGGAGGTGCTTCTCCCATGAGAGGGCTCTGTCACAGTAATTACGGGAGACCCAGATGAACTACTCTGAAAACAATTGGGTCTAAGTAACTGAATTACAGAAGGTTCTGTGCGGTCAACCTTTGCCAATCTTAACCCTTGAGGGTCGGACGGGTGTCTTCTTGGATTTAGTTGTGGATGTTTTTGTTCAAATTCGTCAGGTCCTACGGCTGCCCCCGTCCATTCAATCATCATTGATGAATACGGGTATCTAAATCCAGACCTATCTGAAATAAAATAAGCTTTTTTTCCACTTGCAAAAGAAGGCATTAGTTCACCCTTAAATATTGATAGTTAGGTGAAATATTGAAAGATGATCGGTCGCGATCTTCTGCCCTAGCCCTTTCAAATTCTTCATCGTAAATTGCTTTTAAAAGCTGTATTCTATCGGGTGCACGTTTAATCGAAACGTAATAAGCAAGACCCGCCGCCAAACAAGGATAAAATCTAAACGGTAAGTCAAGCGTATTGTCTAATTGACTTGCGTCGTCCATACGAACAAGAGCGTCATAAATAATAGTGTCAGTGGCATTTTCAGGAGCATTGTATAAAAAAATCTTAGGCGTCACTTGTCTGTCTAAGAAAAATTGACTTGGCCTGCCCTGTTGAGTCTTATCGGGCAATACAAGATAATCTTGCCTGCTAATCCTATTTAATACCGTATCTGACCCGCTTCTACGACAAACTGAAGATAAAACATCTATGACATCCGCATCTAAATCGTAGGACGCAGTGCCTTGAGTGAGCGTCAAAGACCGTTGTTTTATGGTCCATTGGTTCAAACCACGATTTGCCCAATCTGCTAGAAGCAGATTGAGCGATCGTTTTGCGGTGCGAGCATCGTATCCCGTCTTAAATTCGAGCCCGCATCGCTCAAAAGCCTCTTCGATATAATCATCGACTTGAAGCTCAAAGTTTTTTGAACCGGACGTTGTCATTACTTCTTAACTCTACCGCCCATCCGCATTCTTTTTTTAGCCGCGCCGCCACCTCTCATGAAAGCAGGTTTTTTCTTTGCTTTTGCGGCTCCGCCGCGCATCATTTTTTTAGCGGCTCCGCCCTTCATCATTTTCTTTGCTTTTTTCACCATTCTTTAGTCTCCTATAAAAATTTTGACGTTGCTGGTATAAAAAATCTGCATTATAATATTGTTGAGCAATTTTATAATACCCCTTTACTCTAAGGGCATCAGAGGCTTCCTGCAACTTAGAAAGTCTCTGTAGAAACACCATACCATACGGTGTATCAACAGTCGATTCAAACTCATTGTCCAAAAGTTCATTGCCATCATCTTCCGGATGAAATCCCATTAGAAACATGTCTTTATTAATAAACACGCCTTCAGATATAGCGTGATTTAAGCCGTCTAAATACTTGTCCATTACGTCAACAGGAAGTGGGTCAAAATCTATTAATATGACTACGTCTCTACTATCGTCCCAAGTAGAAATCAGAGTATATAAGGGTTGCCAATGACTATCGTACTTAAAAGAAAAACCTACTCTGTTTTTTGCCCAGGCTGTTTTTGCATAAGGACAAGCAGGTAAATTGTTATAATATTCGTTTGGCACTTCGAGCGCATGAGCAGACCAATCTCTCATTTCAGATTTTATAGCTTCTTCAGTCGCAAAATCCATTAGATCCTCAAAATTGCACTACAGACCCGCGTGTTCTTTTTCTTCTGCCATTCATGACTGCGCCGCATCCCCTAGCAACAGCCGTGCCAGCCACTTTTTTACCCCGGAAAGGCCGTTTAACGGGGCCTCCATTTGCAAGTTTTGTGACTTTTGCTTGTTTTGTATTAGATACCACTGTCTGGCCCTTTGCTCCCGCTCTCTTCTTCTTTCGTGCTGTAGATGCTCTTTCAGTTTTTGAGAGGCTTCTAGCTTTTGAAGCTGGTAAGCAGCGGTCTGGGTTTTTCTTGTCTTTAGATGTACCGCATTTGCCCTTAATGCTTCCATCAGTTCCAATCCGAACCCAATTTTGATTTACCCATTTCTTTAACTCACCCATTTTAGGCTCTTTTTTTCTTACCTAACACTCGTTTTAAAGTTTTTGCTTGCTTTGCATGTAATTTTGAAGCTTTATTCAAACCTTTAACTACTTTACGAACTTTTTTCTTATTTGACTTTGTAAGCGTCATTTACCTTTTCTCTTTCCACCCTTAGATTTTTTAGCATAATTGGGGTCTTTACAATATTTTGAGGCGGCAAGATTTGCATATGCACTAGGATATGTATCAAAGGTACGTTTTGCCCAAGCTTTACCTTCCGGGCAGATCTTACTTCCTTTTGATTTTTTTGAAGCCGCACCTCCTTTTCGGAAGTAACTTAAACCTTTTGGCGTAGGATTGCCTTTCATTTTTTTACGACCTTTCATCGGGGGCTTGGATATTTGATTTGCGATTTGTCCACGCGATATCGTCATTTACCCTCTCCTGCAGATAAAAATCCCATAATTCAGCTAAAAGCTTATGATTTTGATCAACTTTTACTGAAATAACTGCGGTTTCTGTCTTCAATTCAACAACAGAAAAAGCAATCCAACCTATAAAAGCCAAACTTGCTCCACTTATCAATGTGCTTATGTTCAACATTTCCATCTCCGACGAGCCTGACGTAAACGACTGTTTGGATTTTTTGCAGCTTTGGGAAATTTTTTCATTTGTCCTGCACTGCGAGCACAGAAGGATTTGCGACGTTTTGCGTCTTTTGAACCCTTTTTTACTTTTCCTGTGACAGCAGTTTTTAATTTGGATCCAGGGTTAGCTCTTCTGTACGCGGCAACACCTGCCTTTGTCATCCCCGCCCCAGCTTTTGTGGGGCGGAAATTCTTTTTGTTTCGCTTCGGCATTTTATCATTACGCGAAGCCATAACTCACCTAATTAAAAAAGAAGGTCACTGCTGTGATATTGGTTAGAGTGCCGACAAAAATGTCACTTACACGAATACCTTCAGCAGGGATATTTACAGAGTGTGTGTCAGAAGCATTAAAGTCTAAATCTAAGACTGTAGCACCGCCTGAACCATCTGTAAGAGTGAGTCTTGGAGTTCCAGATGCAGTTTTTAACTGTATCTGTCGAATACGAGCAGGGCCAACACCTAGTGACCCGGTTCCAGTAATCCGTTTCGTTTTAACATCAGAGCCTGCCATAGCTTACTCTCCGTTCTTTTTTGTAGCCTTTTTGACGGCTTTTATAACCCTCTTTACAGACTTTTTGCCACCGTTGAGCTTACCCATGATAAACCCCTTATGAAACAGCGGCAGAGAATGGAGTAGCTTCAGAGCCCGTTGCTGCGCCACGAGACACAACAGAAAATACATTTGTCGCTACATCTTGTATTTCAACAACGCCCCCAAGAATACCTCCTGTGGTCGTGCCATTCAAAGTAATGGTGTCACTATCTGCGGCAGTTTCAAAAATAGACGCTGTATCCCCGCCATCATTAGCCACAATCGCTACACCAGCCATAGTGTCATTGGCGTTTGCAACCTGAACTATGTAGTTGTTTGATGTAATGGTAGTAGCCACAAAGAACTTGTAGATATTACCCGTACCGCTGGCAGCAGGAAGAGTAAGTGTCGCCCCACTCGCTACGCTTAACACCATTGTACGTCCCGCATGTGAAGCTGCGGTTAACGTGGCATCCGCAGTTATAGATACGAGAGAATTTGATCCTGAAATAAAACCGCCAGTAGAAATCACTGGACCTGAAAAAGTAGTAGACATATTGACACCCTTTGCACAAGGTTTCGCTTTGCAGTCCGTGCAATGTCAGGTGGGCATGATCCTGTCTACAAAGCTGAAGTTAAGCCCAAAATCAATATATAATAAAAAAGAGCGACTGTGAAGCCGCTCTTTCTGTTTTTAAAAAAACTGTTTTACGCTCCAGGTGTTGCAAAAACACAACGCCAATCAGAGACACCAAAGCTGTACCGCTCACGAGCTTTAAAACGTGTGTTTCCTGTGTCAAAATCGCCCTCAAGAGCAGTTTTGATAGGTGAACGATTAAACATTTTAAAGCCGTTTGGTGCATCTGTTTTGATGAAGAAGGCGTCTGTATCTGTTAGGAAGTGATTAACCACTGCCCCTTCAGGTAACATTCCCATGTTCTTCATTGCATTTGCATCATTGTCTGCTGTGCCAGAACGTAGATTTGAGTTGATAACTCGCTCTGCAATAAACTGAAGTTCTTTTGGAATTATCAGTTTTGTGCCGCGTACAGCAACTTTCAAACCACGCTCATCAGTGAACCCTGCAATATCAATCAACATTTGCTCAAGAGAGGTCTCATTGAGATCTGCTGCAGTTGACAACAAGTTACGCTGATTGCCCGACAAAGAGGGATGCGCTGCGGAACACAGTGCTGCACCGTCACCAACAGGGCTTCCTGTGCTGAACGCATTGTTCAAAATAGAAGCTGCTTTGATTTGCTTGGTTTGCGCCATAGAGCGAGCCAAAGCTTTGGTGTAACGAGACGCCAGACGATCATACAGATTATCTTCAATAGCTTCCTCAGTAATAGAGAATGCAAGAGCGATAGTCTCATGTGTATACCGTGCGGTATATGTCTCTTGTGCATCATCAAATGTGATGGCAGAGCCTTCACCTTTGACAGGTGCTGTAGAAAATCCACCAAGCATTACCTCTTCTTCGAATGCTCTATCAGAGGTCTCTTCTTCAAAAATCTCTGTGTGTTCATTTTCGTAGCGGTTATATTCCAGACCGAACAGTGCGTTCAAACCTGGCTCTAGCTCTTTAGCTAGTTGTGCGCGAGATATAGCCATTATCTATGTCCCCCTTATATGCCAGTGCTTGCCGCTGTAGTCTGAGAATCAGAGCTAGAGCATGGAGCATTATGGTGGAAGTTAAAGCGAACTATGTAATTCACACCCGCAGCGTCAAAATCAAGGTTAGCCTCGTCACCTGAAAGGCCGACTATACGCATGATTAAGGTGGCTGTGGTTGCAACTGTTGAAATGTCCATTTCAGCAGTAGAACGCCCGTTGTTTGTTGAACCAGAGGCTCCGTTTGCTAAAGAGACGTTTGCAAAGATGTTTGACAACGCTGTCGCACGATCTGTTGAACTGCCGTCCGCAGCAATCATAAACAACTGATTTGGGTTGTCAGCAACAAAAGCTTTCACAGGAAAGTTTGTGTCTACACTGACGTTGTTGGACCCAGGCCAGAAGTTCTTAAAGACAGTCTTTTTTGTAGAACTATCTACGTACTCAACGCCCATAAAGACCCCAAGAGCAGGAACTGTACCACCGTTTGCCGCACCAACAATGTCAATTACACCAGCAGCCAATGGAATCACTGGCGAATACTGGAAAATTGCATTGGTGTTGTTCGATGCGATCTCATATTGAGTCACACCAGTAGTGTTTGCACCTGAACCTGTAAGGCCAATTGGACGCAGACCAAAAGCAGTATCTTGGTTTGCCATTTTTTTTCTCCAATCAGGTCCTAGTTTTTAGGACCACCAAAGGTTACACGCGACTGACGATCGGCGTTGCCGATCCTCATAGTAGAGTGAGAATTTTCTCTCATCATATCGTGGTCCACGGCATCCATCTGATCTTTAGTCCTACCATCAAAGTAGGCTTGTCTTTCGGCTACCGTTTCTAACGGAATACGAGCGAGAACTAATCCGCCAACTCCAAACACACCAGCATATTTACCTGATTCAACGACGGGTGCCTCAAAATCTGGGTACTCATCTTGGCGGACCAGTTCGTATCCTTCGCGCAGACGAGCAGAAATATTTTTCGTATCGTCAAATCCACGAACTTCGGCCCTGACCCAACGATGTTTGTATCCATCGGGCGCAGGTGGTGCGTCTAGCATAGACGGGGGAGCCCAAGGCTTGCGCCGTGTCTCTTTCTCCCTTGTCTGACTAGCACGAGAGCTACGATCAACGCCTACGTTCTTTGTAACTTGAATTTCAGCCATCACTAGCTCCTTCCTAGTAATTCAACTTGCCTTGCGTAATCCTCAAGAGAAACTCCTAATTTTTTTGCAATAGCAACTTGAGATGGGGTCAAACTGACCTTCTTGAGTCCAGATTTATTAGCAGTCCTAGATGCAGAAGCAACCGTCTGAACGGGTCGATTACTCTGTGACTGATTTGTGTCAAACTTATGCGGAAACTCCGTCTTAATTCGTTTGTCTAATTCATTATAGTACTCATCTGAGCTGGGGTCAAACCCTTCCTGCTCGACTAATTGCCTATGAATGCCAAAAGCCGCATAAGTCATGGTATTGTCTGCGCCAAACCATTCGTTTCTGTTCGCCCACTCCTCTGCTTTTGGATCCGCAGGTCTAGGTGCGGCTTGTTGTTGTTGCACGGGCTGTTCTTGAACAGGCTGTTCTTGGCGGCGTTTTTGTACCGCTTGAGCATTTTCAGCCTTGTCGGCAGAAACGGCAAGCTTTGCTAACTTTTCTTGCGCTTCTACTGCAGCGGCACTGTCCCCGACAGACAATGCCTGGCTCAAATCATTTTTAACTTGCGCTATTTCTGCGTCAACTCTATTAGAAAATTCTCTAACAAACCCTTGGTCCAGATTTTGCAATCTCGCCTTTGTTTCTTCTAATTCTTTTTTCACTCCTTGAGCATATTGGAGTGCATCTTGTTCGCGACGCTCAGCTTCTCTGCGAAGTTTTGTCAAACGATCAATGCGTTTTTTAGAATCTGATGCAGGTTTTTCTTGTGGCTCCTCTGAAGCCGCCTGCTCTACAACCTCAACAGCTTCTTCTGAAGGCGAAGCATCTACTTCTACCTCAACAGCTTCTTCTCTTGGCTCGACAGCCAAAGCTTCTTCTGATTTTTTATTTTCTTGGTTTTCCATAATGTTCCTCAACCGTGTAAAATGTCTTCAGGGTCAGATATCTTAGCAAGGATTTCATCATCGTTAAGTATCCGAACCTCACCACCTTCAATCTTAAAGCGAGAACCCGCATATCTTGCAAAAATAACCCAATCTCCTTTGTTGCACCAAGTGCCCAAAGGAAATTTGTCTTTATCTTCGTAAGCAAGAGGACCTACTTTAAGGACGTAACCCACTTGAGTGGATATTTCTTGATTTGCCAGTATCTGATCTGGAAGCAAAATGCCCCCTTCAGTTTTACCTTTACCCTTGTAAGGGAGAACCAATATACGCCAGCCTGTAGGCTCTGGCATTCTGTCCAATAGCGATTTATCAATTTTTGAAGGGTCGAGTACACGTTCTGAGGGATGTACCCAGGGAGAAGACGAGGCGTCTTCATTTGTAGTTTTGACTGCATCAGTCATCTATTAGCTCCTGTTTCTCTAGCAGGCTCTTGAGTTCCTGTTCAACATATTGCAGACCGTCAATGTTCCCCATTAACTGCCTGTAGTGTTCCATATCTTTAACTTCATTATTAACCAAAACATCTACAATGTTTTCTTTGCGGTCTCTAATAAGCTTAAGTATGAATTGTGCGAGAGTTATCTCATCCATATAAGATATTTACTATTTTTTCCTAAACTTGTCTACTCCTTTAATCCCTAAAGCTGCGGATATTGTAAGAAAAACTAGATACGTATACCACTCCGGTAATTCGTTCAAACGGTCAAAGCCGTTCTTGACTATATCTTCCATTCCTGGAATGAAAACTAATATCAATGGAATGAGTATAATGACGGTGACTATTTCATCCTTGATGGACGATTTTGTAGACTCAGCCATAATTAACTCCCACTTACTATCGTGGGTAGCCGCCGTTTTCATTATTTCAGCTTTTGCCTCTGCCTCAGTCTGTGCAAGAGTTGCCTTCGCCTTTTGCTTGGAAACTTGCCCCTCAACAAATGAGCCTGCCAACGATGCGATAGGTCCAATAAGAGCTTGAAACATGGGTTACTCCTCAATAAAATCTAAAATTTCTCCGTTTAAAACCATCACTTTTAATTCTTTACAGGACCACTTTTGCTCAAAATTATTGGTATGCCCCACATTACGTTTAATTTTACGCCTTATTGCCAAACATTCGCCAAGCGATTTATACGGCGTATACTCAACTTTTTCGCCGCCCATAACCAATAATAAAACAAAGGTAAGCTCAACCACCGTTTCGCATCTTTTCTAAATTTTCTTCTATTGTTGTTATTCTTTTTTCGTAAAACTCCAACGTCAATTTCTGTTGTTGATCATAGGGAGCTTTGCCGTCTTCTATTTGAGATTGAAGCTTTTCAAATTCTAAAGCAAGGTGTTCAATTAACATGAACTGTTCGCTATCTGCAGGAAGGCTCCCCATTTCCCCTCTAGGCCATTTAATTCTGAACTCTGTGTTATGTTGTACGTCAGATTCCATCATTGTGATATTGGTTTCAATCTGATTTAAGCGTTCAATAATGCCGAAGTAAGCCCACGTTGCTAGACTAGCTGCTGCAACCATAGACACAATATTACGTAAGGGTAATGCTACCTCTGTATTTTCATTTAACCTTGCTGGCATTTACTTCTCTGAGTTCAGCCATACCGCCAGACTGCCTGTCATGGCACCCGTGACAACTGAAATTAGTGAAGCCTGTTGAGTTGTTAAATCCGGCTGTGAAAGTGCCCATTCAATGCAGCGTATGTAAACACCTGTCATACACAGCATCATGAACCGTGGCAGTATCTTTAACTCTAACAGCTTTCTTGCTACATCTTCTGCGCTCATTAATCAAACATCCCTTTTAACCATGCTACCCAAGCAACAAGCCCTGCTACCATTGAAGCAACCAATAGACCCGCTGCCCCTAAACCAATTACTTCTGAGAGCTCTGCTCTTCTGCGTCTAGCCAACTCCTCTCGCACTCTGCGTTCTTTTCTAGCGTTTGCTTGAAACTTTTGCCAATCATGCCAAAGCCCCGGCCTTCCTGTGTATATCATTATTTGCTTTAGTTGTTCTTCTTTTTGACGAATACTTTCTAAGGCCATAAACTCTTCAAGATCAGACGAACGAACTCCCGACTTCTTTTTCTTATTACCTTTTCGCTGCAGCTCCTCTTTGGCTATGACAAAATCTGAAATAGCTCTTCCTGCTTTGGCAATATCTCCAGTGTTCTGGACAGCCTTCTTGATAATTGTAAAAGCCGCATTTGCAGCCGCCAGTTCCGCTAAAATTTTCGCCTCTTATCTTACTTGCAGCTATGGTAGCTGCCGCCCTTAATTGCTGCGCCCATGCCGCGAACTTTTGAGATACCCATAGCGGTCGGTACAGATACTTCTTTTGCTTCGCCATATGGCACACGACCTTGCCCCTCAATCTCCGCAAAAGGTTTAGCTTTTGGTGACTCTGTTGGGGTGTTTGTCACTATCTTTACTACACTCATTGTACGCTCCTATCTTTCATGCGTTCTCTTTCTAAAGCAGCCTGTATTCTAGCGGCTGTCTGCTCTTCTTGACTTCTAATACGCTCATCAAACTGACGAGATTTATCCATCATTTGAGCTTGTTTCAGGTTGAGCTCCCGCTCTTCCCGTTCCTTGTCATTCTGCTCTGCCAATGCGTCAAGCTGCAATTCCTGTTGCTTCAACGCTACTACAGGATCTGGTTGAGCGTTACCAGATAGCTGGCGACCCATGTCCTGTACGGCTTTCATCCCCTCAGCCATATACACTGCAGCCAAAGCATCAATCTCCATCTTAACTTCAGGAGGTATTTGCTGCTGTCCTTCCATGCCAGACTCACGCATGGCTCTTTCTACCGCATCTATCTGGACATGTTGGAAAACGTGCTTCTGAAGGTTCATGGCAACCATTGGGTTCGCCCCTACAAGCGGTGAACCGCTCATAACAAGGTGCGCCATAATGTGCGCCTCATGATTCTGCCCAGGAAATGCCTGCATCTTCTTTCCATCAAGTGCTTCTTGGTTTTCTTGGGCCGGGTCCTTCGGTGTAGGCTGCTGTGCCTCTTCATTCATCAAATACTTATCAATATCCCGTACACCCAAGGCTTCGTACATGTCCCGATAGACCTCATACATGTTGTGTATTTGTGGGGCCTGGGACGCAAGCTGCATTTTGGTTTGTGCAAGAGCAATCCGTTGTGCTTGAGAGAATACATTGGGGTTGGAAACAGGTATTACGTCTATTCGGTCATCAAAATCCTGCGCCTTTACTGCAGAATCTACGCCTTCAATAGAGTATGGGTAAACAGGCGGCAGACTCTCTGCCATAACCCTTGAAAGCAACTTAAATTCAAGCTTCATCGCGTAATGAAGGCGTTTATGGACCGCGCTCATCACACGAGAGCCCTGCTCCATCATTGCGATTGTAGTCCCTACAGCAGCCTGTTGGTTGCCATCCCCTACCTTGAGGTCTGTTATGGTCGCGAATCGCCTGCCTGCGTCAACTACAAAGCCTAGAAGGTTAAATAATGTGCCGTCAGGGCCTTTAAACGGCAGGGGCATCAGACTATCCCGAATTGCACCCCCAGGAGCGTCTACATCCCTAAATTCACCCGGCTGCAAAGGCTCATCATCGTCTCTTATCCGTAGGCCACGAGCTTTGAAGCCTGCGGGCAGGTTAGAAAGCGTCCCTGCATCTATCAATTGCCGTAAAGCTGCAGTCGCTGTCCTTGAAAGACCGCCAATAGTGTGAATAAGCCCCAATCCATAGAAACCAAAGCCTGGAAGGAACTTATAATGCACAAAATACTGGATTTTCTCCATATTTGGGTCATTTTCGCGGTAGTTTCTGCGAATGGACAGTACCTGACCGTTGTCCTGAGAGATAGTTACGATGTATGGCAGCTTGATTCCTGTTGGTTCGCCGTCCTGACCCTTGTCTTCATACCCCTCAAGGTCCAAATCGACGTGACATTCCAGCAAGGTGCAGTCATAGTCCACAGATGACGGTTCAATTCCGGTAATACGATCGAGTTCAGAGCCCAAATCGTCATCCACCGCCTGTTGCGGCAACACAGGTATGTCCCTGTAAAAGCCCCCAATCTGCTTTTTACGCAATTCGTTCAAGCTCATACGCACGACATGCGTGATATTGGGGCAAGTTTCTAAATCAGCGGTTTCATAAGGCACTACTAGATGCTCTGCAGCTATAAATTTGCTTACAGCTCTGTCGATACCCTCGTCATAGTAGACTTTCTTAAAGGTACTCCCCGCTAAAGGTAAGTAAAACAGCATTTGGTCAAACTCAGGGGTGTACTCCTCCATCACATTCGTGATGTAAAAGTTCATAAAGTCCTTTACACGCTGAGCTTGGTCAGACTTTGCTGCGTCTGCTGACCCGACAATAGCAGTACGCACGGGTCCACCCGCTGGCAGCAGCTCATTGAACGCCTGAGCTTGGAACTGCACCGCCGCTTCAGCCAGCAACGGATGCGTGACGCCTGACGCACCTCTGAAAGGCTCCGATCTTTCTGAATAATTGAATCCCAATAATTCCAAACCGTTTGCATAAGCATCTTCCCATTCCTGTCTGCTAGCTTTGTTAGCGTCAAAGTCACTTGTAAGCTCACTTGCAACCGCCCCAAGCGTTCTGTCGTCCAAATCCTCTGCTAAATTGGCGTAAAAACCATTGTCAGGCATGTCTGTAGACGGTTCAAAATCTACAATGGCCCCACCATCCTCCGATATTTGTATGTCAAACTCACTTTCAATAGGCATTTCAAGACTGCCAGGGGCTTCAATCTCCACCTCTGCCATCAACTCTTCTTGATCTATCTGTGGATTTTGATTCTCTACCAAAGAAATAGGGGGTCTAACCATTTACAACCTCACATCCGCAACGCGGGCTCATACCCTTTATAAAGACAGGTGTTCCCTCGCCCATGTATGCGCCTGTCACATTAAAATCCATGAACTCTATCGCCTCTGTCAAAGACATGCCGTCTCGTTTCCGCAATATATCCACACATTTATCCCAATCGTAAGCAATCATCACGGGAAGTCCACATCTTTCAGCAGATCCAATGATGGCCTCATCAAACCCGTCCGCTTTCAACATGACTACTTCTTCGTCAAACTCTTCTTCTATCATAGCATATCCCTCCATTATTGCATATGTTTGATAAATTCTGCGATACCAGCCTTAACTGGGCCGCCTTTTGCCATTCCTATTTGAGGCCCCGCATATTTAAATATGTTAGTAAAAACATCTTCAATATCCATTTCGCCTCGTTTCACCTTCCTAATATTTTTGCTTAATTCCCTTTCAGAAGTCTTTTTTGTGTGTCGCCTATTTAAAAGAGCTTGAGACGGACCCGCACCTTCTGTCGCTTTTAGAGGAATATTTCTTTCTCTTAAAACATCTAAAGCAAGCAAAGGATGGTCCTCTGCAGTTGCAGGAGGGGCAAACATGTCAGAATCTTCATATAAATCAAATAATTTACCTTTTGTTTCAGGGTTTCCCAGTAAATTAAAATACACATTACTTGAACGATTTGGGTCCGCACCTTCTTTTTGAGAACGGCCCGCAGCATAAAGAAGAGCTGCATACCCCTCTATTCCAAATTCTTCAATTAGTTTCTCTGGGGAGGCATTATCAAGTAATAAATTAGCTTGAAAATTACTCTCTACGGCTTCTGCAAACTCATTAGCACGAGATTCTACTTCTCCCCCCTTCTGCATAAAAGGAATAAACTTGGCTATTCCTGCTTTTACATGACCGCCTTTTGCAAACTCCTGTGGCTGGTTCGTGGGCCGCGTTTCGGTCAACGCCGCCCCTGTACCAATGCCCACGGTCCCCGCAAAACCGTATTTCTTTAAAATATCTAAAGTAGCCGCATCAAAAACAACGTAATTATAATCGTCTGCTCCGGGGTCTAACCTATCGTACCGCGTACCACGGGTTGAATACTTCGTTCCTTTTATGCCGTTATTGTTCAATAAAATAGAAATACGCGGGTCATCTAAACTAGAACCACCATAGAATTTGGCAATGGACAACAGAACTCCCTGACCGTCAGCCCGCCCCCGTTCGACCTCCTTAATCAACTTCTCATCGCCAATCTTACGAGCGATTGCTGAAACCTTTTCACGAACAGCAGGGTGCTGGTCCTCCATTGAGCGATAGAAATCAATCATTTCGGTACGCGGATCAATGTCCATAGCTACTTGCATAAGCGTACCGTCAGAAGGTCCAAGACCTATAACCTCAAAACCATCTCGCTCCACACCCGTCTTCTCATCAACGTGAACTGCGTTTTTCAAACGTAAAGTTTTACCGTCATCGAAAGCGTAGTCTGTAAAGCCCCCGGTTAAATTTGTATTTACATTGTCCTCGCCAATGCCATAAACCAATTCATCGAGCAAATTTGAGAACTCTTCGTTATCTTCAACAAAAAGCTTTGGTCTTCCTGTGTCAGGGTCTGTCACACGATCTGTGTTAAACCGTCCAACAACCATGTTCAAATCGTCTTCATCTGCAAAAGGGTCTAACTCTTTGCGAAAACCTACGTTGCGTTTGTATGTTTCGCCCACCTGACGAAGATCCGAAAGATAAATACCATGACCAAACATGTTTGCTCCTTCACCTGTCTTTACATAGTGAAGATCAAACTTATCAAAATCAGTTCCTGCCCCGTGCCAAGTCTCAACTTTACGGCGACGAGCGGCTTCATTTATTTTTGGAACCATGCCCTGAATGCCGCCTTTACCTGTTGGGTACTGAACTCCCATAGGGCCGACTTCTTTAATTACGTCCTGCATGTCAAAGCCGCCTGGAGCAAACACTTCGATAGGAGCGGTCGCAGCTCTCATTTTGAGCTCATATAGTCGGCCATCTATTCTCTCTAATGCAGCAGGAGAAGTAGCCTTTCGTCGCGAACTTTCCAATTCACGAATTTCCGCAAACAGCTTCTCCCTTTCCTCAGAGCTTCGAGCAACCTTTTCCCCAATTATTCTTAAATAATTTCTATAAGAGTCTTCAGTAATGCCCAAAGCTTTCATTACTTTTTGTTGTTTTTGTATCGCGCCTTGATATCTATTAGCCATTATTTCTTTAGCGCGAGCCAAAACTTCTTCACGCATAGCGAGATTATTAGGATCTAATTTAGCCCCTTGGTACATGGGACCTGGATAAACCATCGCACGAGAACGCATGTTATTGGGCATATTATTTTGCGAAAGAATATCATCACGAGCCATGTTTAAAGCTTGATAAATTCTACCATTTTCGCTTTGGGGGTTTGCCTGCGATAAGTTGCCCATACTGTAGGTTCCTTGATCAAGGCCAATTCTTAGGTTCCGGTCAACTTCATCTAGGCGTTTTACAAACTCATCAGAAACTTTTTGATAATCAGTCAGAGTAAAAGCCATGCCCCCTTGAGGTAAGCCCTCTACGTCTTGCAATAAATGCTGTAACTCGTGGATCATAATGCTTCTAAATTGATCTGGGTCACTAGAATCAAGCTGATCTGCTCTTATTGTAATGCGGTTATCATACGAACTATAATGACCTAATTCGCCATTTGGGGTCGTTTCAGAAATACGAAGTTGATATTGATTGATGAAATCCCCATACGCCTGCATAATAGGGTGGTCAGAAGGCAAATGCTCTGACAAAGGACTGTCAAAGAATTTTCCAAAGCCAGGTTCTGTCGGAAGGCTTATGTTATTGTCTAAATAAGAAATAACATTCCCCCCATCCAAAGATTCATAATTAAAAAAGTCGTACATGTCATGGACAATGCTTTCCGTTGGGGCGTCTGTCCCAAAATTAATATCGG